TAGCGTATGTGCTCGGCTGCTCCATCGAAGAACTGTACGAGTGGAAACGTTCAAAAACGAAGTGAAAGGCGATTCCCACAATCGCCCCTGCACTTCCGCCTCATGGTACGCCCAAGAACGTACTTACTCGCTAAAAAATACGCAAAGCCCTCACCGCTTTAGCCCCTTGAATAGTTTCACGTAAACACTCCGGTCCTTCTTTCGTCAAAACTTCATTCGCATCCTTATACGTATTGATATCCGCGACCGCCAGTTCGCATCTACCCCGTAACTTTTCAACGACTTGATCCCGCAGTTTGCCTCCCGCTTTATCGTTGTCCGCCAGTATAACCAATCGCTTAATTGGCGACCTGACGATCAAATCACGCTGATAATCCGTAAAGTTTGCTCCGCCAAGCGCTAATCCGTGCAGCCTGGCGCCACTACTCATGACCGACATTGCGTCGATCTCTGCTTCCGTTAATACTGCCGTAGTTGCTCTCGATGCATAAACGTTATTCAATCCGTAAACTAAATTTCGAATTGGCACGGCGCCTTTTTCGTAGAAGAACACTTTGCCGAATGTCTTCCGGTATTTCACGTTTGCCAGCTTTCCGTTCGTATCATACCACGGTATTACGACCGTTCTATTACTCGTATCGTAACCCGTCTGCAGATATCGCTGCACCTTTTCCGTTATGCCCCGCCGCGTTAAGTAATTCGTTTCCGTTGACGCTGAGTATCTCGACATAAACATATCCGGCAGATACATCTTTTTCGGCGCAAGTGCTAACTTCGGTAATACCAACGTCAGCGTGCAGCCGGTTGTCTTGCCGTATGTGTATTCGAGGTACTCTTCGGTTTCTTCGTAGGTTTCGTTACGTAAGAACGAAAGTAGCTTGACGAAGTTGCCAGAAGCCCATTCGGAGTCGTAGGCGCCTGCGTCTTTCCAGCCGCCGTGCTCCATACTTACGAAAAACGAAGGGTTGCCGTCATACCTAAAAGGCGAGCAGGCGATTAGCTTATCGCTGGTCCAACGTGCGCGTGTCCATTCGAAATTTTCGAGTTCGGTTTGTATGTCGATTTGAATCGGTTGACTACGTATTTTGATTATACTCATTTTTCCACTCCTTGTCATTTAATCTGTCAAACTTTTCGGACGACTTTTTCGCCATCTTAGAACCGGTTTTCCGCCTATTGTCGGAGTTGTTACGCCTTTGTAAATTTTATGACGAATAGTTGGCATCAGAAATGAGCTCGATTATACTTGAACGCTAAGATATACCATAAAAGCAGTGGCTAATTCACCGTCATAGAACGTTGCTACTACGGATCCTGACTCTACATCTAAGATATCCCACCCTTTTCGATCTTCTCTGATTTGTTTTTTATACTTTTTCAATTAAATCATCTCCTTTAGAAATTAAATTGCGAGGCGGCTGCCTGACCCGTCTCGAGCTCACGTAACACTCCGTAATCTAATAACGCAATCAAATCTACGATAGTATCTTCCCCGCCGTTACGTCCCTTATCTACACCTAATTGTGCTTGCCCGTCGCCGTCATTATCGAATACAAAGAGAATCGTCGCAATTTCAAGTAACGCTTTACTCGTTTTCACCTGGTCGCGCGTCGGAAGTTTTAATTCGCGTCCGCCTTCTTCCTCGTCACGCTGTTTCTTTTCTACGGTTGCTTGGACCGCATAGATACCTACGACATCGTGTTTGCCGACAACCTGTTCGAAGTATCTTGCCGCCTGTTCTGCTGCGCCACCAGCTGTGCGGTTAGAGTTGCGTCCGTAAACGTCATCAAGTCCGTAGAAGGGATCGACTACAACTACGTCAATGTCCGGTCGCTGATATAATTCGCTGTCGAGCTCCTTTAGTGATCGCGTTAAATCTCGGTCGCCTTTAGCCTGCAGGTATAGATTGCCGGGATAAATCGAATTTAACTTCTTAACGACTTGCATGAAATATTCTTCCGTATCACCTTCAAGTCGTCCGCTAAGAATTTGCTTATTCGGAAGTCCGACTTTTCTGTCATTTTCGTCAAGGATCTCGCCTTCTTCCGCTGTTAGTACCGATACTAGCCGTGATAGCCACAAATACGCTTTTAGTTCGTAAGATTTAACGAGAACGTTAGCGCCTTGCTTTAATAGGTCGTGAAGGAAGCGAATGATTAAGTATGACTTACCGCGTCCTGATTCAGCCATTACACCGTAAATATCTCCGCTGTAGAATCCACCGATTTCTTCATTCAACCGTTTGTAAGGCGTCTTCCATAGTTTCGCAGATTTACCCTGTTTACGATTTTCATATTCTGTAAGCATTTCGACCCCTAAATCTTCCAGCGACTTTCCGATTTTTTCTCGAACGCTTGTTCTAATATTAATACTTTCTGTCTCTTTTTGCAACCATTCTATAAATGATTCCGTAGATAATTCGTTAAATTTTTCTAAGAAGTCGGATTCTATAAATTTACCAGTCTTTTCATCTTGATACCCTTCGAAAAATTCTCGTAACATCTGTTTACCTGCGTGCTCTTTTACACCCTTTGCTAAAAATTCAAAAGCATCACCGATTTTCGGATAGTACGTAAATTGTTCCACGTTAGCAGTAAGAATCTCAGGGGAAGGAGCATTTCCCCCGTTAGTGGCTGCGTAATGTTTTATATATTTATACGCTTCTTTTTCGCCTTCTGTCGTCAAGTGGACCTCTTCAATGCCATATTTATCTAGTATACTAACTTCGTTTTCGTCGATAATTTTACTCAACAACATCTCAGGCGTATACTTATTACCTTTAATCATTCGATCACTCCTTCGTTATTATGAAAGTAATACGTAAACTAGCACGTTAGAAATTACGTACCCTATAAAAAGACCGATTGCTGCGCCAAAAGACATTCCGGCTATTCCTCCGCCAAGTTTATCCGCAACATATACGCCTGCAAATGGTGAGCCGAAAAGGATTAAGAAGCCTAACGTTAAGGCCATCACTCGCCATCACTCACCTTCGCCAAGAATCGGTCGTATCTCGCAATGCGTCGCTCGTACTTCGCCTTGTCATCCGGAAACACCTCGATTAAATCTTTCGCAGTCAATCGCCCATCCAACGCACGATCCGTCATTTCCGCTTTACGTTTACGTGCCGCCTTCTTTTCCGCTACCACTTTTGCCGATTGTTCACGCGCAGTTAACTTTCGCTCGTTATCCTTCGCCATATTAATCGCCCCTCTATCTTCGAATTGATAAATCGTAATATCCATCGCATCAAACTTGCGTGCTTTCGGCTTCTTCGGCCCCATATTCGCAATAAAGTCGTCCGCTTGGCTTGCGTCTGCAACTAGCGAAATATCTTCGTCACAAGCCGATAAGTATGCGCCAGTTTCAATGTTAGTTAACTCGTAATATATGTCTTCGAATACCTCCGCCTCATCTCGCTCAATTTCTATACGTTGACAGTCGACTTTGAAATACCCGTCGTAACCGTCCACTTCAACAATCTCGCCAGGTTGCGCTGTAAACTCGTTCCAGTTGTAATCCATTCGTCATCGCCTCCGTTTAGTAAATACCTGTGCGGGTATTATTTATTTCGTAAAGTTATCGCAAACCTCGCTTCGTAGCTCCGTCGAAATGCAATTTAACGCAGCGATGTGAAATCCGATTAATTACTTTCATTTCCGGATCCTCTGCGATAAACAGTTGACCGAGTTCTTCTAGCGTCTTATTTGACGTGTATACCGTCGGTAGTCCATTCGATATGCGATAGTTAACCAAGTCGTATAACTCCGACATAAACGAAGGTGACGCGGCTCGGACGCCTATATCATCGCAGACTAGGAAGGGCGCCGACTTAGCGCGGTCCATCATGCGGTTGAACGTGTCGCCTGCTTCGTCTTTCTTCGCCTGTGATCCCGGCGAGTACATTCGCTTGTGTAATTGCTGTAGCGTATTTACTTCGACGAAATAGCCCGGTTGCTGTGCCGGCTGTAGTTCGCGTTGTAAGGCGCCAACATATTGCGTAATGATCCACTCGCTGAGTATCGCGCAGGCGGTCGTAGTTTTTCCGTTTCCTGGCGTATTCGAATAAATGTAGACGTTTTTAATCGGCTCGCTGTCGGCTTCAAACGCCCGCATAAACGTCTTTTTATACGACTCCAACGCTTTATATTCCTCCGGCTGTGAGACACGCGTAGGGCTTGATTTCAGCGTTGTGAGTGCGTAGTCTGACGGTATATTTGCGCTTGCTAGGCGTCCGCCCTTTCCACTACTGCCGGACATGGCGACATAGCTGGCGCATCGATTGTTGCATACGTCTGACTTGCCGGCTTCTTTGCAAATGCCTGCGAGTATGCAGCGTTTTTCGTTGGTCATTCGATCACTCCTTTACCATTCGATATTTTTTAACGATTCAGAATCTTCCGTATTTTCTTTCGGTATATCTCCGCCAAGCAATCGTTCTGCCTTCATTTGCAGTTGTAAACGTGGGAATATACGGTCTTTCATTTTCGATGACATAAACGCAAAGTTGACACCCGGCCATCCAGGTCTCGGCGTATAGTCGGCGAAACAAGCGTCAATGAATCGCTTTAATGTTGCGCAGTCGTATTTCGTAAAGAACGCTTTAAGGTGACTATTTTCCATTCCGTAATTGTTTGTCGTATAGTCAATTCCGAATAACTCTTGGTGACGTTCAGCCATATACGCTTGAAAGGTATGAGCGTTCCAATCTTCGATATTACGTTCGCGCCAGTTTTTAGCCGGCGGTAGTTTCGACTTACTCTTCGTCATCATTCATCGCCTCCATTAGCTCGTCGAATTCATCTCGCTCACTAAATCCGTGTATTCCCTGCGACTGTAGTTCCGCAATCCTTGCGCTAGCTTCTAATCGTAGGTCGCGCCACATACGTTCTCCTTTTCTTGACGCTTCTAGCTTACGTTCTAACTCCGCGATACGCTGCTGTAACATTTTATTATCGTCAAAATAACCGCGCTTTGTTACTTCGTCATCTTCTACCTGTCGGTTCAAGTGCCTGATATAAACGTGTATAGTTGAAATATGCGAAAGTAAATTCGGAATATCCTGGCGAGCTTTAGATATAAATACGGCATCATTTTCGTTTAATACGTCATAAGCGATAGCTAGGTCGGTATACTCTGATGTCACTTTATCGTTTAGACCTCCAATATCCCACGGTCCAGGCGTTGCAGCCTCCGCTCTCTTACGAATCTCTTCGATTTGCTCCTGCGTCAGTTTCATTCGCTTTCCTCCTTCTCGAAATCGGGCAAATACACCGGCACCGCCATTTCTTCGACGTGTGCGTAATTTTCGTCGTCTGAATCATCGCTACTTAAATACGTGAATAGCTTGCCGTCGCTGATTCTGCGCAGTTTGTCGCCTTTTTTGAGGTTCATTTATTTCGCCGCCTTTTCGTATAACTCAATTACATCCTGCAAAGACCGCCCGTCGACATCGATCAAGTATTTCGCTTCGGCTAATATATCGGCGCATATTTTTCGGTACTTTTCCTCGTCCAGTACGTCATCTCGCAGTACTCTGTGAATTCTTACTCCGCCTAAGCTTTTCGAGTAATAATGATGTCTAAAGACTTTCGTAGTTTCAGCGTCTTCTATCGGTAGTTCTCCGGTATTTTCAGAATAAGAACCAACGCGGAATTGTCCATCTACTGATAACATTGCATCGACTACCTTATAGTCTTTAAGTTCATAATTATCGAATGTGTCAACAACGCTATGCTCCTCGATATCGTACTCACTATAACTACTACGTTTCTCCATCAAATCTACAAACTCTTGCGCTTTCTCCTCGGATTGAAAAACGCTGTTAATACCATAATCTGAATACGTTCCTGACGTAACTATATATACTTTTTTCATATTAACCACCCTTTCGTATATCTTTTATATTTAATTACCTTGTCGACTATAAATATACTCAAGTAACTTGTTACGCAGAGTCATATATGAGTTTACGAATATATGATATCTCTTAATGACTCCGTTACTAACGTTCTTTGTTAGTGGCGGTATCTCTTTTTATTCTTTATAGAATCATTCTTTATATAATTATTCTTTATACAAGTAACTTTTTTCCGTTAGCTAAGGTAAAAAACTTCCGTTAGCTAAGAGAACTTTTTTCCTTTACGCTCATATCAAGGGTTCCAGCCCTCTCTATCGTCGAGTATCTTGCCTAATTCTTCGTAATACTTGTCGATAACCTCCGGATAGGCAGCGCGAAACTCCGGCTCACTCATCGGCTCATTAATCGTAATCATGTAGTTACGGCGGTTATTCCGATACTTCCTCTCGATAGAAACTAAGCCGACCCTTTCGAGAATCCCAACGTGCTTCGATACGGTCTTGGAACTAATCGAAAGCTCAACCGATAACCTTTCGTATGACATCCACGTTTTATTATGGTTGTAAGATCCTTCGCAATTGTGTTTATGTTCGCGGAGCTTGCGGTAAATATCGAGTGTTGCCGGCTGTACCTGTAGCGCTTTATCCGAATGATAGCCGAGTAAGTTATATAGCGAGATACGGTTATCCATGCGAACGAATCCGCCTTCGTGAATAATCGGCTTTCTACGGTCGATATTACTCATCGGCGTCACCTTCGTACGGTTCGACGTTTAGGCTACGACAGATAGTTTCGTATAGTCTAGCCGTTGACAGCGATTTAAACGGTAAATGCTGCGATAACTTTCCGGCGAAAACTAGCGCATTGTCGCGTTTATCATCTTCGCCAAGCTTTCCGTCAAAATACCAACCTTCGTTAAGCATGTCGGCATATGTGCGGATTAGTATTGCGCTATTACTCATCGAATCACCTCCGGTTTAATTCAGCGAAAACTAACGCCTCTACTTCATAATCTGCAGCAGCTTCGAAAAGTGGACGTTTTGGTGTAAATTTTTCCGCTTATACAAGAAACTACGGTTGCCAATCGTCAGATGTACAAATTTCTCGAAAGTTTTTTCGCTGTACACCGGATAATATGCCGAAGGTTATTTAGTTCGCGCAGTTTCCTCGAAATTAGTTTCCGAAAATTTCTTCCGCAACCTCTGCGTTTAATAAGCCGCCGAAAGATTCAAACGGATTAACAACGTTCTGTTTGTTCATTTGAGCGATTTCCGTAAATACCATTTTTCGAGCTGTTCCGTATAAGTAGCCGCGTAGGTTGTCAAACGATTTACCTTTACGTAGATCACGTAGTTTAATTGCGCTAACTGCCTCTTTAAACGCTGATACTGCGATATGTGCGAAATCCTCTATGTTATGTTTTTTCGTAGTATGTAAGAAAGCTAAACGGAATTTACCGTATAATTCGAAAATGTCCTTAGTAGCTGGGTAGTATCTTTTTACTAAGTCAGCAAATTCACTCGGAATGTAAGACGGTACGGGCGCGTCCGCTTTACGTATATTATTATTTTTTGTTTTTGTATTAGAGGATATATTGTCTTCCTGCTCACCGTTTTTGTCCTCGATAACCGCCATTTCAGCCGTATCTTGTACTCGTTTTTCCTGTACGACCTCTTCCGCCGCTACTTTCTCAACCGGCAGTATCTGAACGAAATTAGCCGTCTGATGCATCGTAGAACTACGCTTAGTCGCGATTACTTTAACGCAGCCAAACTCCGCAAGCTTCTTCAACCAAATACCGATCGTATCCGCTTTTTTGACGCCAAAGAAGTCGGCAATCACACGCTGCTTCTTAAACGATAAACCGAAATGCACACGGCTGTTATCTCGTAAGAAGTCAAGTAGACGTACCAACTTCGTTTTCATGTTCGGACGCAGGTCGCTTTCTTCAATCGTTTTAACGTGCGCATTAACCGCCTCGCGCATTTCTGCCATTGAGTCAAACGTTGCATAGTCCGCTTTATTTACTTTATCGAGCACAACTGAAATCGCATTCTTCGCCATATTTATCCATCCTCCGATTAACTTCGGAACATAAAAAGACGCCTGTTATCGTAAATTGACGATAAACAGACGCCTGAAAATGCGTTAAAATCCTTGCATACTATAAGAATATACGGTATAATAAACGCGTATACTAATTATAGTTATTACAAGGTTCCAGTCGAGGTTGTTTATCGTGCTAGTGACACGATTTACACGGTCCAAAGTGTTGGTAGCACCTAGGATCCGCTGGGACCTTTTTATATCCGTTCGTTTTTGTTATCCTAAATATACAACGTACGGGCAATTTTGGCAAGTACTTATACGAAAAAAACGTCCGCATTATTGTGGACGTTTTTGTATATCGCTATATAACTTCTTAAAATAGTCTTCTATCGCAGTATTCAACAGGCGAGTTTGAGCGCCTTTACCTTCTCCGATAATCGCTTCGTTAATCATTTCACGCAAGTCATCGCGAATCCAAAACGTCAGCTTCGAATGCTCATCTTCGAATTTCTTCGGCTTAATTTTTCGCTTCTGCTCCGCCTTGATCGCTTTCTTAATATCCGCCAAGCTAACTTCCGGCGTCCCAACGAGTTCTTCTCTCGCCGTCTGCTTATCGCCTTTCTTCGCCTCGTCGATTAAAATTTTCGCTACCGACTTATCCATTGAATTTAAATGAGCGTAATCAGCCTTCGTTAGTTTCGCTTTCTCCTCGGCCGCCATCGCCTTAATTTCTTCAATCGTTAACTTTTCCGACACGACGCATCAACTCCTCGTAAAATGGTTTATATTCCGATATGGCCGCCGTCAACTCGGCGTTATCTTCGAATCCGTTCAGCGAAATTCTGCCCGTGGCCGCCTTGCGCCGTACCACTTGCGGAAACACAATATCGCTATATTTATCGCCTATAATCTCTGCGAATGCCTTACTGTCGCTTCGGCGGCCGTCTATAAGATTACGCAGGACTCCCGCTACTTTTAGCGAATCATTATAATGTATCTGCGCATGCGCCACCGTCTCTAAAAAACGTTCGATTGCCGTGAACGCCCACTTGGACGATTCACATAAAACTACCACGTAATCTGACGCGCATAGGCTGGCGATAACCGGCTCGCCGAGGCTTGGCGGCGTATCTATAATCACGTAGTCATAGTCGTCCTCTACGCGGCTTAAAACGCGTCTGAGCACCATGTTCCAATCGTTAGGATGCTCCGTATATAAATGACGTGCGAGCAGCGCCAAGTAGTCGTCGCTAGGCAATACGTGAAGGTAGTCGGTTGCCCGATATATGTATTCGTTAGGATTGCCCGCCTTGATCGCTTCAAGCACCGTGCGGCCTTCGAATTCTTCGATGTCTAATTGCGTAAGTAAATCGGTCAAATTGGCTTGCGAATCCATATCGACAGCTAGAACGCGATAACCTTCCTGCGCCAACATCCACGCTGTGATTCCGGCTGTGGTCGTCTTGGAGCTTCCGCCTTTTTGAATTCCGAATGTAATTTTAATCGCCATAATAACACCGCCTTTTCGTTTTCTATATTATAACATGTACATTTACGGAAGTACAACCGTATTTATTAACGTCCGCATTTTCGGAAATGTTTATATGGACATAATTACCCTACGACTGTATAATAAAGTAAATTGATAGGAGAGGAGGTGCAGGCGGTGTTCGAACAAAAGTATGAAATCGGCCAATTCGTTAAGTATGGCGTGACCCACACAGGACATATAAGAAAGTTCTTCCCAGATAAAGGTGTGTACAACATTGAAAGAGATATGGGAAAATTCTTCAAAGGAACTAAAGTAGATTACATGGTAAAAGAAGATAATATCAAAGCATTTGAAGAAGAGTAGACGCTACATAAAGTGGGCTTCGGCTCGCTTTTTTTAAATTTATAAACGTAATCGTAAACGGAATTATTTTCGGAAGTGTTTACGTAGATTAACATAAGTTCAACTAACAGTTTCAGAGATTTATCGTAGTTCAACTTCAGTTGACTTATGAAACGGATATATTAAAATAGTCCTTATAGACAATCGAAAGGAGTTTTGCGGATGGGGCTACGAGAAGAATTATCAGCGAAAGGGTACACCGAAAAGACTAATCCGAGAGGATTTATTTATTTCGTAGATGACGACGGCCAAGTGGTCGCTAAGAAATGTCGTCAATGTGGCGAATTAAAACTATCGAAAGAGTTCCACAATAAAGCAGACGGCCTTGGCGGCCTCGGTCCATATTGTAGGGTTTGCGTTTCAGAACGTGATCGGGAGTACTACGATAAAAATAGAGAACGATTAAAAAAGGTTAAGTATGCGTATTACCGACGAAAGAGAGCCGAGCAACTTTCGTTTAAGCTGTTCGATGATAACGATTAACAGGGCGGCCACCACGGTCGCTTTTTTATTTGCGCAGAAAAAAGACGCCAATCAAGGCGCCTACCCAATACGTATAGAAATATCTTTCGGAGGTTGTTGCTTCGGCTTAGTCATCGCAATAAGCTGCGCCACGTCTTTCGTCTGTATAATCCGCACATACTCGCTAGTCACGTTATATTTATGGTCGGCGATAATCCAAACGGTGGGGAATCGTTTGACTTTAAACGGCAGGCACTCACGCCATAACTCCGACCTTGCGAACGCTTCATATCTCGCAATCTTCTGCTGCATGACTTTCGCCGTGTATTGCGTATTTTGAACTTCGACGAAGAAGGCGGATCCGCGCCAGAACATGCAAACGTCGGGACGAACATCTACGTTAGGGAATTGCGACTCAACAGCGAAATGCTTTAGGTCCTTTTCGCCGTGAGCGCGTAATTGAAGGTAGAAATCGGTGATTTTAAGGAAGTGGTCGACTTTCTGACCGTTGGTTTTAATGCGAGCAGGTTTCGGAAAGTAAACGTAAGGCTGACGGTTAGTATCAGCCTCGATATAGCCGCGGTCGCGCAGTCGTTTCAATACGTCATTAGCGTTGAGGGCTTTCTTTTTCGTATGGCCGAAGAACAACTCGGCTACTTGGTCGCGTGTCATTGCGCGGAATTGTTGAAGCGTAGAGATTATTTCGAGGTCGCGTTTTCTCATTCGGATTCATCCTCCCAGTTTTCATCGTCTTGCCCGAAGATATTATCGGTGAGTTTTTTGAGGTCTGGCGTTACTTCTGGCGCAGGGTTTGGCGTTACATTCATCGCAGACTTAGGCGCTCGCCAGTAAACGTTGAGCAGTTCTTTCGCCACGTCTAAATCGAGGTACGGCGCTTTGAGTTCGGTATTTTCGCCGCGGAAATCGATGATAAATTGGCCGCTTTTCGTCAGCTTCTCAGCGCCAGGCGTTTCTAGTATCTCGGCGCTAGTCTGATTGCGGACTTTAAAGCCCATACTTACGTCAAGACAGTCGCGAAGGGTAGTATCGATAACTTTATGCGAAGGGCGCTGCATCGATATGATAGCGAAGATACCCATCGCACGACCCATCGCTACTAAGTCGATTAGCTTGGCGTTGAGTTGTTTGTCGTCACGTAGCATTACGTATTCGTCGATACATAATAAAATGTAAGGTTTGCGGTGTTCTTTTGGCAGTTTGTCAACGTGGTCAATTCCGAAGACTTCGGTTAATCTAGTGCGGTCTAGCATTTCGGCATGTAGTTCGTCTAGGATACGGTTAGCACCGCGTTTGTCACTTTCAAGCGCTTTCGTATGTTGGATATTGCGGAAGAGATGAAATTCTGACCGTTTACAGTCGATAAGATATAACGAAAGCTCTGACGGCTTTTTCGTTAGGATGAGCGTTGTTAATATGATACGCAGGATACTCGATTTACCGGAGCCAGGCACGCCGCCGATGACCGCATAAGGGTTCGTTACCATATCGTAGGTGAACCATTGGCCGCGTTTATCTTTACCGCAAACAATCGGCATTTTCTTGCCGTGGATCTTGCGCATGAAGTCGCCGTAGTTATAATCGATTGTTTCGTCATTGCTGCGATTGAACAACGTCAGCGTGAAAACCTTGTCTTCGCCAGCTAACTCGATATTACCTCCGAAAGCTTGCCGGAATACATATTCACGCTTACGGAGTTCATCTGGCGAAAATCCCAACGGAAGTGAAAACACATACGTAAATGTTTCCGATTCAGTGTCCGGTCGCATATCAAGCAGGCGAGGGTATTGCCGGATTTGCTTGCCGCCGCTGTTTTTATGAGCGATATAGATGCCGCCTGCATTGAACGCCCGTTTTAACGCTCTACGCGCCATTCTAAGCGTTTTCTTTTGCGCTAGATAGTTACGTATACTCATCCGACTAACCTCCATAGAAACGCCACTAGGAAGCCGAAGAATGTGACGGGCATTAAGACGTTAGCAGCACCGGCGATTAATTCTGCCGCTTGGGACGCGCCTTTACTGGCGAAGTGGTTTTCAAGAAGGTTGGATATAATGGCGGTCAAGCCAACGGCTGATACGAGCCAATAAGCGCCTGCGATTTCCGGGGACATGTTAAAGAATCCCGCCCAGGTGAAGCCGAAAGAATAGATCGGCGTGCTGATTTTTCGTGGCTCATAACGGTAGTTCTTTGACATAAAATCGTTGAATTTAATCGTTTGTACTTTCATCGTACATACCTCCGAATTACTGCGGAAGCTACCGCAGTTTTTACCGCGGAATGCGCTACCGCGGTTTTAATACGTTGAGACTAAGCGAGAGTAGGCTACCGCAGTTCTGTTAGGAGCGAAAAGGAACGGAGTGGAGAGAAGCGACGGTAGCTTTAAAATACTATATGGGCGTAGGATTGTACACGTTTACGAAATTTTGAAAATAATTTGAATAAATTCGTAAAATCGGTTAAGACTGTCCTAATAAAAAGGAGTTGAATTAATCGTGTGGGGCACAGGAAAGCGCCGAAGCAAATTAGGTAAGTGGATTGATAAGAAAGGGTACACGCAGAAGGATTTAGGGAAGGTTGCCAATCTGGACAAAGCGACAGTGAGCAGGGCTTGTAGTGATCCGGAATACATACCGAGTGGTAAAACGATTCAAAAAATAATGAAGGCTGTACGCAAGTTAGACCCGAAAGCCAAGCCGACTGACTTTTTCGACCTCTAAACGAAAAAAAAGCGCCCACCCGCGAAGGTGAGCGCCGTTTTATATTAACCGAGCATTGCCGAAATCATTACGTATTGTCTTTGATCGCAGTGTATATGAAGTGCATGTTCTACGCCATCTTCGCCGACCAGGTAAACGTAGGCTTTCGATGTATCTTTACGTCGTCCGCCTACCGCAGCGCCAGCGATTCCTGCTAACGGGCCTGCGACGAGTGTGCCTGCGATTGCTCCGCCAGCCGCCTTGCCTGCGCTTCGTTTCCCCGACTGCGACCATTCGATATTAACGAGAGTCCAACGCTTTTTATCTGCGAAAGGTAACTCCGTAATAACTTCGCCTGGCTTGTCGCCTTTAACGAGGCTTGCATGGCGAATCGGTACCGGTATCATTTTATCCGTTAATACGTGACCTCCGCTTAGTATATCGAGCGTAATGCGCTGACGAAACATTGACTTCCAACTCATCG